ACACTTTTTTCTGGACTGAAAGAAACATGATCAAACTGCCTTTCGCAGGGATCAAAGGACAAACAGATTCAAGACCTGTACAGGTACAAGTACCTTGCATGGAAATGTATGGAAAAACTTGTCCAGTCCTAACTGAGGTTAGACCGTGGTTCAAAGACAAATCTATGGAAGACATGGGTAGAAAATATTGGAAAAAGAAAAGTTATATTTTCCAAGGTTTTGTTACGCAGAATCCATTAAGTGAAGATGCTACACCAGAGAATCCAGTAAGAAGATTTATTATTGGTCCTCAAATTTTTAACATTATCAGAGCGGCATTATTAGATCCAGAGATGGAAGAATTGCCAACTGACTTTTTAAAAGGTGTGGATTTCAGAGTAACCAAAACTTCAAAAGGTGGTTATGCTGATTACTCAACATCAAAATGGTCAAGAAGAGAAAGACCACTTGATGAGACAGAAAGAGCCGCAATGGACAAGTTTGGTTTACATAATTTATCAGACTTTAGACCAAAGGAACCAACTGAAGCAGAAATAAAAATAATTAAAGAATTATTTGAAAAATCTGTAGATGGCGAAGCGTATGACTTGGAAAAATACGGACAGTATTTTAGACCAGCTGGCGTTCAAGCTCCTAGATCAACTACACCACAAGCAAGTGCGCCTGCACAAACAACTGAACAAAAACCAGTTGTTGCAGAAGCAACGCAAACTGCTGAAGTGAAACCTGCACCAGCACAACCAAATACGGACAGTGCCAAAAGAGCAGAGGACATTTTGAAGTTGATTAGATCAAGACAAAGCAAGTAAAGAAAAATTACCATTGGCTCTAGTTAACACATTGACACTAGAGCCAAACGGTAGTATTATTATAGTATGAAAAAAGAAATTAAAAAAGCAATTGACTGGATATTATACAAACAGATACCTGCATGGGCAGTAATAGTTATTATAGTACTCTGGATAATATTATAGGACACAAATGACAAAAGTATTTGACGCAAGTAAATTTAGAAAAAGTATAACAAAATCAATCCAAGGTTTGGGTATAGGATTTAGTGATCCAACAGACTGGATATCAACAGGCAATTTTGCATTGAACTATTTGATATCAGGTGATTTTAACAAAGGAATTCCCCTAGGAAAAGTATCTGTGTTAGCGGGTGAATCAGGAGCAGGCAAATCTTATATTGCTTCAGGCAATATTATTAAAAATGCACAGGATCAAGGTATATTTGTAATATTAGTTGATTCTGAAAATGCATTAGACGAATCATGGCTACAAGCTCTTGGCGTTGACACAGATGAAAAAAAATTATTAAAATTAAGTTTATCAATGGTTGATGATGTAGCAAAAACTGTATCAGAGTTCATGAAAGAGTACAAAACAGAACACGCGGAAAACAGAGAAGCCGCACCAAAAGTTTTATTTGTAGTTGACTCGTTAGGTATGTTGCTTACTCCAACTGACGTAGATCAGTTTAACAAAGGTGAGATGAAAGGTGACTTGGGTCGTAAGCCTAAGGCATTGACAGCTCTAGTAAGAAACTGTGTTAATATGTTTGGTTCATGGAACGTAGGACTTATGGCTACGAACCACACATACGCATCGCAAGATATGTTTGATCCAGACGATAAGATATCAGGAGGACAAGGATTTATATATGCATCAAGTATTGTTGTTGCAATGAAGAAACTTAAATTAAAAGAAGACGAAAAAGGCAACAAAGTTACAGATGTACGAGGTATTAGAGCGGCTTGTAAAGTTATGAAAACAAGATATGCTAAACCCTTTGAAGGTGTGCAAGTTAAGATTCCATACGACACAGGAATGGACCCTTATTCAGGCTTATTAGACTTGTTTGAGAAAAAAGGCATAATAAAACAACAAGGCAATAGATTAAAATATGTTGATCCAAAAGGTGTTGAAATCATAGAGTTCAGAAAAAACTGGAGCGGAGATAAATTAACAAAAGTCATGACAGACTTTACTAACTTAGAACAACCCCAGGAGTCAACACAAGATGGAACAGATAATGGATAGTACCCAAATAGAAGAAATTTGGACAAGTGTATCTCATTACATACCAGAGAGACAAAAGATTGACTGTGCCGTAGATTATGTTAAAACATTACTAGATCACGGTATAGAATCTTCAACACTAAAAGCGGCAATGGAATACGATGAAAAACTTACCGAAGCTATAAAAATAGTTTTAGAAGACGAAATAGATGATTCATATGGCGCTGATAATCACGATGAAAATAACTGGCACGAGGAATAATGGGTTGGTACACAGACGTTAGCAGAGATATTTCAAAAATCCCAAACTGCATTGCACATTTCAATACTGAATATGATCAAGCTAGAAAAGAATGTCGAATTTATGGCAGTCTTGAAAAAGCTTCTGCATCTCTTCCGGGCATAGTAGAGCATAGGTTTCAACAATTACAAGAAATTGAAGCTATTTTAGAATATTTAAACATAGAAAAAAGAAGATTAAGATCAGAAAGATTTAAAAAATATCTTGAAAATTATCAAAGAGCATTAAGTTCTAGAGACGTTGAAAAATACGTAGACGGAGAAGCTGATGTTATTGATTTAGAAAAAATTATAAACGAGTTTGCTCTTTTACGTAATCGTTGGTTAGGCATCACCAAAGGGTTAGACCAAAAACAATGGCAAATTACAAACATTGTGAAATTAAGAGTAGCAGGAATGGAAGATGCCAACATCAAATAGAATAATACTTACAGACGTTGACGGAGTTTTACTGCAATGGGAAAAACATTTCAGTAAATGGATGAGTATGAGAGGTTTTGAGTTACAACCTGATTACGAAAAAACGTATTCCATGGAAGAACGTTACGGTATTAAGAAAGTTTTAAAAGAAAATTTAATTGAAGAGTTTAATAGATCAGCATGGATGGGAATACAAGAACCAATGCCTAACTCACAAACATGGGTAAAATTACTACACGCAGAAGGTTGGACTTTTATTCCAATTACGTCACAAACAATGGACATACCAGCACAAGAATTAAGAAAAAGAAGATTAAAAGACTTGTTTGGTGGCACTGTTTTTGAGAATTTTATTATACTTAAAACAGGTGATCACAAAGACTCTGCACTTGCTGAATTCCACGGTACAGGACTTTGGTGGATAGAAGACAAATGGACAAATGCAAAAAAAGGATTAGAGTACGGTTTAAAACCAATTCTTTACAGTCATAGTTACAATGAAGAATTTTATGATAAAAATATTACAAGAGTAAATAATTGGTCAGAAATTCATAAACTAGTAACCGAGAGAACATAATATCAAATGCAAGTACACAGCGATAAACCAAAAATTAAAATATTAATTTGTGGCCTACCCGGGTCAGGAAAAACTACACTAGCAGAAAAATTAGTGCCAATGATTAACGCAGTATGGCTAAATGCGGATGAGGTAAGAAAAAACGCAGACGATTGGGATTTTTCTCCCGAAGGTCGCACTAGACAAGCAAACAGGATGAAAATGATGGCAGATGCCGCAGTAAAAACAAATAGAAATGTTATTGCAGATTTTGTTTGTCCAACAGAAAAAACAAGAGAAGATTTTAATGCTGATTATGTTATCTGGATGGATACAATTAAAGAAGGAAGATTTGAAGATACTAACAAGATGTTTGTACCACCTAAACATTATGATTACAAAGTAACACACTTGAACGCGGAGATGTGGGCGTTTTTAATTAAACAGGATATAATAAAAAATGACAAATAATTGGGACGATAAAAAACCAACAGCACAAATGTTAGGCAGATGGCAACCATGGCACAATGGACATCAAAAACTTTTTGAGGAAATCTTAAAGAAAACAGGACAAGTTTTAATAATGGTAAGAGATGTACAAGGGGTTGACGACAATCCTTTTAATTTTGAAACTGTAAAAGCTAACATTGAAACTGCACTTGAACAATACACTGGACAATTTAAAATTATTTTAGTGCCTAATATTACAAATATATGTTATGGCAGAGGTGTTGGTTATAAAATAGAAGAAATTGTGCTACCAGAAGCAGTTCAAAAAATATCAGCTACAAAAATAAGACAAAAAATGAGGGACAGCGGACAGCTAAACTAAAGCTCTATTCCGTGTCCTTGTTTAATAAAACAAAGTTCAACACAGTTAGAATTATTTCTTAATTGTCTGTTAGTACGCACAGTGTACCCTGCTTGTTCATAGAGTTCTACTATTGAGTCTAGTTTAGCAAATGCTTCATCAGTGTTGCCAATGTACATTTCGCACTCAACTAAAACTATTATTGGTTGCAATTTTAAATCTTGTATTTCTTTAAGCATTTCATACCAACGTCCTTCAATGTCTAATTTAATTACATCAACATTAGGACCATGTGTATCAAGTATTTTTTTTAAATTAATTGTTTCTACTTCTATTATGTTGTAAAATATTTTGGGTTTGTCTAATTGATAACATTTTAAACTTTCATCAATTGCATAAAAATTTAATGTTTTTCCGCTTTCAGTATCGTATGCTTTTGGTGTATGTTCAATTTTATAGTTTCCTCTATTAGCACTGTCTACTGTTTGTTGTGATAACGGTGTTGGATCAAAAGTTAAAATTTTTGCTTTTTTATTATACTTTCTACAAGCTAGTTCAAATCTAATTTCTCTTGATACACCAAAACACCAGAACATTCTACTTTCGTTTCTGATGCTGTTAGGTATGCTGTATTGTTTGTGCCTGCTCCACCCTTTGGTATTTGTTTCAACTTTTGTATCACCCTCACAAGGAGTAAAAGGAAACTTTTGTTCATATGCTCTACAACGTTCGGAAATTTTCATGTGCTGATATTTATAGTGTAAATATGACTATGAAAGTTTATGTAGGACACGACAGCAGAGAAGATATTGCTTACCAAGTGTGTGAACACAGTATNAAAAGAAGAGACCCATCAGCTGAAGTNATACCATTAAAACAAAGACAGATGAGAGAACAGGGTATGTACACCAGACCTGTTGATAAATTAGCATCTACAGAATTTACATTTACAAGATTTTTTATTCCTTATCTAAACGATTTTAAAGGTTGGGCAGTGTTTTGTGATTGTGATTTTGTATGGCAAATTCCTAGTCATGAACTAGTAAAATACTGTGACCCATCAAAAGCAGTTGTCTGTGTGCAACACGATTACAAACCGAAAGAAGGCACAAAAATGGACGGGCAAGTACAAACAGTATATCCTAGAAAAAATTGGTCAAGCATGGTGCTTTGGAACTGCGAACATCCAAAAAACAAACTGCTTACTCCAGAATTACTAAACGAAAAAGATGCAAAATTTTTACACAGATTTAGTTGGTTGGAGGACAATGAAATTGGACAACTTCCTCTAGAATACAATTGGCTTGTTGAGTGGTACAAAGAACCACAAGATGGCAAACCAAAAATATTACACTACACAGAGGGCGGTCCATGGTTTGATGGATACAGAGAGTGCGAATATGCCGATGTGTGGAAAAAAGAATTAATCAACCTATTTTCAAGTTAATGATTACAGTATTAGACAAATTTGATCCATCTAAACACTACTTTGAAGAGCCGTATCCTCACGTAATAATTGAAGATGCTTTGCCAGAAGACTATTATAATAAATTATACAACAGTTGGCCAGTAAAAGAAATAAAAAACACACTGCCAATTATTGGTGGACACACTTTTAGATATATGTCCAATGATGTTTTAAATAAAAAAACTGTTCCTGTGTCAGAAGATTGGGAAAACTTTTTTAAAGATCATACATCGCAAGAATATTACACAAAAGTTTTAACATTGTTTCAAAAACATATCAAACATATTGACTTTTTAAAACAAGAAAAAGTTATTGTAAGAGGATCCGGGGACGGTAAAGTTGTAACTGAAACTCAATTTGTTATACACAATCCGGTGAAAGAAACCACTAGAACTGATCATTTAGATAATCCTGTTGAAATATATGCAGGACTATTGTATATGCGTAAACCTGAAGATAAAGCAGAAGGTGGGGATTTTGTAATTTACAAATCTGATCCTGTGTTTGAAGTATCAAGACAAAACGGTAGAGAACTGTTAGAAAAAACAAAAAGAGAAGTTGTTAAAACTATAAAATATAAGCCAAATTGTTTTGTAATGTTTTTAAACACAAATAGAGCTGTGCATGGAGTGACTCCAAGATTAAATTCTGAGACAGAAAGATTAAGCATAAACATCATTGCTGAAGTTACAGACAGACAATACAAAATGTTTCCTATTAAAAAAGTGTAATGCAGGACGCACTTCAAAAAACTTTAGACAAAAAATATGAAGCAGGATTTACTACGAATGTGGAATCTGACACTTTACCACCTGGACTTAACGAAAATACTGTAAGACAAATTAGTAAAATTAAAAAAGAACCTCAATGGTTATTAGAATTTAGATTAAAAGCATTTGACAGATGGAAAATTTTAAAAAAACCTAATTGGGCCAACCTAGACATCGAGCCCATTGATTATCAAGCAATGAGTTACTACTCAGCACCAAAAAAAGGCCCTGCATCATATGATGAAGTTGATCCTGAGATAAAGAAGGATTTTGAAAAACTAGGAATACCTTTACATGAAAGAGCCAAACTTGCTGGAGTGGCTGTTGACGCTGTGTTTGATTCCGTGTCCGTGGCTACAACCTTTTCAGAGGAATTAAAAAAGATAGGAATCATCTTTTGCAGTTTTAGTGAAGCAGTGCAGAATCATCCTAAACTAGTAAAAAAGTATTTGGGTTCCGTGATCCCAATCAGTGATCATAGTTTTGCGGCCTTGAACAGTGCAGTGTTCACAGACGGTTCCTTTGTGTATATTCCACCAGGAGTAAGATGCCCAATGGAATTATCAACATACTTTAGAATAAATGCGGCCAACACAGGACAATTTGAAAGAACTTTGATCATTGCAGACAGAGATAGTTATGTAAGTTATTTGGAAGGATGTACCGCGCCTATGAGAGATGAGAATCAACTTCATGCCGCCAATGTTGAATTAGTTGCCTTGGATAATGCAGAAATAAAATATTCTACAATACAGAATTGGTATCCTGGAGACCCTGAAACAGGATACAGAATTGGTATCCTGGAGACCCTGAAACAGGCAAAGGCGGTATCTATAACTTTGTTACAAAACGTGGTAAGTGCATAGGCACACACAGTAAGATCACATGGACGCAATTTGAAACAGGATCAAGACTTACATGGAAGTATCCTAGTTGTATCTTAATGGGTGACCACAGTGTGGGAGAGTTTTATAGTGTGGCGTTGACCAACGGAAGACAACAAGCAGACACAGGAACTAAAATGATACACATAGGCAAGAATACAAAGAGCACCATTATATCAAAAGGCATAAGTGCAGGCAAAAGTGCAAACACATACCGTGGAGAAGTAAAGATTATGAAACGAGCAACTAATTGTAGAAACTATACACAATGCGATAGTCTCATGATGGGATCAGGATGTAGTGCATCAACTGTGCCTGTGATAATAAACAGAAACAGTTCATCAACGTGTGAGCACGAAGCAACCACAAGCAAAATCAATGACGAACAATTACACTACTGTATGACAAGAGGAATCAACGAAGAAGATAGTGTGAATCTTTTGGTCAGTGGCTTTTGTAAAGAAGTCTTTCAAAAATTGCCAATGGAGTTTGCCGCAGAAGCAAATAAACTGCTAGAAATAAGCATGGAAGGATCTGTTGGTTAAAAAATTTAATGCTTGAAAACTTAAAAACTACCAATGTACATAAAGATCATATACCATACATGGTTATAAATGATGCCATAGATGTAAAAGATTATGACAAGCTCTACGAACAATGGAACAATCCAGATCATATCTTGTGGGAAACATTTTTAAAAAAATTTAACGTTAAGGTTGTTTTACAAAGCAAGTTACAATCTATTGGCCCATTTGGCAAAAAAGAAAAAGAATATGTAGGGTATTGGTTTTTTAAGCAAAGAAATGATCATGGATCAGTGTTAGTGAAATTTGAAAATATTGAAATAGAATATAAATCAAACTGCTTGTTAATAGTAAATTCAGAACAAACATTCTCTGTAATTAACAAGGGTAACGAAGGTTCAATAATGCCCGATATGTTGACTTGTATTGTTTATTTTGATTCAAATCAACAAAAAAAGATCAAAGACATTTTCTCTAATCTTTAACTTTTCCAAATATTGTTTGCCTGAGGTAGTAATTTGTTGGCCCATACTGTGTGACCTTGCACGTTTGGATGGTCATCTAGGTCAGACACGATAAGGTTCTTATTGAGGCACCATCCATGCTGACACTGATCGAATCTTCCTTGTAAATTATAAAAATGCTTTGTGTCAACTTGATCTAGTAATCGCCTGCACTCATCTGTTAGTGGTTTGTCAAATCCGTTGTGCAGTGCGTTGAACATTAGATATTTAATATTGTTCAACTTTAGATATGACTGCATGTAAAGTATTTGAATCACTGTTCTAACCTGCCCGTCGGCTTCCAAGGCCGGGGTGTATAATGTTTCTTCATTGCGTATGAATGGAGTAAACGGCAAGTTTTTGTAATAGGGAGGAGATTTTGGATCAACCATCTTCCATGTGTGCCAGTGACTGTTATTTTCACTGGTGGTAAGTGCCTCACGCCTGTTATAACTAGTGAGTCCTATCAACACAAAATTTCTATGTAACCTAGTTTGTAGCAAACGACGTGCTATCATCTCGTTACTTGCTCCGTTTTCTGCACACGTTACATGATTAAGTTTTAAACTTTTGGCAAGTACTGATCCAGATGACTGCACTTTTTGTGGCTTCATGCCATATTTCTCTTTAAATTTAACTCCATGCAGGTGTGACAATTTTCCTGACTCCAGTCCTTTTAAATATTTAGGTACACCATTGCCCACTGCGAAAGAACATCCAAAGTGTACTAATGTTTTCATTGCAGTATTCCTGTGTCAAACATTATATCTACTGCTTTTCTATTCTCAAATTCCTCAGGTGTAAACTGTTGATATGCTAGGCTGTACAACCATTCTTCAGCTCCAACAAAGAACGGATTCTCTATATCTGATATTGATTGCCCTGCTACATCTTTTGCAAAACTCTTCTCATTACATATTACTGGTATTCCCATGCACTGTGCTTCCACGGCCGCTAATGAACAGCTAGTGACCAAACACCATGCATCTTTAAGATCTTCAGACAACGGAACAGTTGCTTCACTTGGTCCTGATGTGCCTCTGCCACGTGGTTTGACACGTATTTTAATAGGCCGGTCAGTGTATTTTTTAATCTGTTGAACTGTGTCGTTTGTCCAGTTTGGTTGCTCTAGATAGTCGTTGATCCCATCTGAGCTTGGGCATACTAGAACATGTGAACCTTTAAAACTAGGTTCTTCTATTTTCATACCAAAAAGCTCAAACCTGTCAGCCTTGCAGTCTTTGATATAGTTCGCATGTATACGGTTCTTACAGATACGCCAATAATGATTGGTTGGTTTTAAATTGTTGTTGTCAAATCTACCAAAGTAAGGAGTGTCTGTAAACCAAAACTGATGCTCACGTGCTTCTAGTTTTTTAACCAGTGACTTATTGTTGTTTACAAAACCCCAAAACATACTGTTTGCTACTGGCTCTGTTTCAGTTTGATTGTTTAGTAATTTTGTTTGTTCAGGCCAAGACTTCTGTACACCGTCAAACACTTCATATGCTTTACTGTTCTTGTTATTAAATGGTGCGTAAATTGTTAACATCTATAAACTCTTTCAGTTGTTCTGCCCATTGTCTGTGTCCCTCTGCTGATGGGTGGGGATCGTGTGGACTCACTATCAATTGCTTGTCCATAATATATTCAAGATGACTTACTTCCGGATTAAAAAATCTATCCATGTTAATTGCTTTTGCTATTACATCAAAGTCGCTTATGTCACTTTTAAAATCGTTAGGCAGTGCATTGTACATTACATACGGTATTCTTTTTCTTTCAAAATAATTCTGCAAGTCAAAAACATTATCAAGAAAATTCATTATTGCATTGTTTTCTATATCCCACCCTGTGTTGGTTCTTATGAAACTGACATTATCCAAAGTTTTCCAAGTACGCCATGTTAGATCTGTTCCGGG